TCACCGAACCAAGCAACCTCATCGAAGAAAGAACGAAGATAAGAATCTTCTTGATAAACCATACCACACTCAGTAAAAAGCTTTTCACGAGTACGAACAGGAACAGCCTCATTCATAAGAGGATAAGCAGCCAACATAGCAGACTGAAAACCACACTCATGCACAATATCATTGAAGAGTTTATAAAACTCAATCATCTGGTCACTATTACGCATAACTTCGAACTTATCGAATAATCGAACATAAGTATAATACGGATCATTCCAAGGAAGATATCGATTCATATCAAACTCACGAACAACACGCCAAGCGTTACGAGAAGAATACCAAGTCTGCTCACAGTCCATTTCAAGAGAATAATATTCACAACTATAATTAACCTCAAGCCAAGATCTGTATTTCCATCCTTTTACGCTTTGCAGAAAATCCGCTAAGACGGCTGAAAATGAACGAGTTAAATACTTCCATTCAATGAAAGCTAAATTTGCATTTTCAAACCACTCTTTGTAATGTCGGCCATAAAAACCATAACGGCATAATTTTTCATTAAAAGAAAGCGAGCTAAATCCGCGACACTTGCGGAAGAGGGAAGCGCATAGATCTCGCTCAAGCGGAATATCATAATGTTTAAATTGTCCGCATTTTTCATCAAAGACTTCTCTACCAACTCTATAAGCTCCGCTATTGACACGGTCGAGTACTTCTCGACAATCTGATTTGTAACTTCCAATAACCGGCGATTTAGAGCCGAGGTGGAACGGTACGGTAGACTTATAGGCCAAAACTTGAGGTAAACCAAGATTGCCAGACACATATTCTGCAACATAGTAAGCGGTGTTTTGGTCGCAGAGTTTAACATACTGTCTGGTAAGGGATATATCCGCAAACGGCTGAAAGATAAAACTGTTACGCTTTCCGCTAACACGTCGCTTGAAACCCCATGACCGAACGATGAGAGAACCAATCTCTGAGAGAATAGTCGCATCATCGAAGAATATAATACCGTGGTAGTGCGGACGGAGGGTCGTAGGGCCATATTCCGAGGCAATGTAATACCTAATTCTTTTACTTTCTTCTTTTCCATATAATTTTGCTATATTAAAACGTAATCTTTTAAGGAAGTTCTGAATATCTTTTTTACAGCAAGAAGCGAACACTTCTGTATGCTCATCATTTTCAATTTTAGGCAAAAACGTATCATAGTCAATAGACCATTTACCAGTTACTTTATCAAAGTAGTTAAGAGGGCATGAATTGAACATTTCAGAACAACGACCGATAGGGCGAATTTGAGGACAATCGTTATTATCAAGAAATCTTTCCCAACGCGGAATATACTCATTATTATATGTGAGAGTGAACATAACGCTATACTTATGTTGCATTATTTCGTTACGAACACGCTTGGACTGCTTCGAAGCTGCAGCATTAACACAAGCTTCACATTTTCCACAGGGCGCAAACATTTCTTCTTTAGTCCAACGATTATGTACATGAACTGGACGAAGACAATTACCGAATATCTTTAATTTAGAACTCTCCATCGAACTCACGAACAGAATAACATAAAACTTTAACACCATCAATAACACGGCTCGAAGATAATTCGATTAGTCCTATTTCCTCATAAGCTTTCAACACGAAAAACAGAGTGTCAAACAAATGTTCACGAATATATACATACGACAAAGTAAAACCATATACAGTAGGTAATAGGGTCAAATACTTGAAATCGCTCGAGAGAATTTCGCGAACTAACAACCTAAAAGTGAAATATCTAAATCGAACCATATTAAAAGCAATTTTTAATTACAAGTGCAAATATAAACAATTACAACATAATGCCAATTATGGTAAATAACATGCAAATGTAACTCCCCTAAGTGTTAAAAGTGTGCTAAAATACAAATGTATTA